GTAATGCGTTCCCACTCATCCTCAACTTGCTCATCCGTCAGACCAACCCATTCACGCTTTGGTGGTGCGGCGTAGAGGGGTTCTAATTCATGGTCAGCAAAAGCATGCGACTTAGTTTTTAGGACAGACACAGACCCATCAGACCAAGTTTTCAGCCACAGAACTGGCTCTTGCTCTGTCTCCAGTGCTTGGCGCAGGGCTTGGATTTCATCGATAAACTTTAGCCAGCCATTTGACCAAGTTTGCAATCCTTCCAGCGCCTCAAGCGCCACCTGCATAGCTTTTCTGCTCATCGCTCCCTCTCCCTCAACATGGCGTCTGCAATCATGTAAGCCTGCCTCGCGGTTGCATCAAAATAATGCCCCCCCTGCGCCAGTGCTTGCATCGCCTTGGCTGCAAGGTAATCACGAAGGGACATACCTGGTTGGATTAAGTACGAGTGTGCAACGGGAAACGCTGCCCCACCATCTATTGGTGTCTTTGCATTTTTGTTCTCACTCATTGCATAGCCCCCTTACTCATTGACCTAACGTAGAAGTGAATCTCGATAGCACTATGTAACTCATGCTCATCAACCCCTGCCTGCTCGCACAAGATGGGCAGATAAGCAACATGTCTTGCTAGTTCTTCCTGCCACTTATCGATCATCGCTTGTGTCTCAATGTCCTTTAATCGTTTTTTAGTCATGGCTTACCTTTTGCTTTGTCAATGGCAGCTCTTGCCTTTGCTGATGACTGTTTCATATGGTCTTCCATGTATTCAACTGCGTGATAACTGGTAACCATGCCCCACAATGCTTCGACTAACTCATCAATCAATGCTTGTTGTTCTTTTATCAAGCCTGCTGCACTTCTGATCATATGCGCTGCAACGAGCAAGCCACTCTGCAAGTTCTCTGGGTTGTTTTGATCAATCACGATTGGGACTCCCGCGAGGGTGAGTAATGCGACCAGGTTCTAAATGCCTTGTGCTTTCGCATGGTTTCCAAGCACTCGGTTGAAGGCGGCTTCCATCCATGCTCACGCCAGACTTGATCGACGGGCCGAAACCATTTATCGGGCTGAATTTGATGATCGATTAAATCGATCCATGAGGGCATTTGACGTTCTTCCATGTAGGTTGCTCCAGTAAAGGTAAGAAAAGCCCGTAAAAGCCCTCTAAAGGGCTTCTAGGGGCATTGTGAGATTAGACCAAGCCTAAGTATTCAAGGGCTGCTGCTGGTGTCATGTCTTGGCGAATGAGTGATGCCAGGTTGGCAGTAAGCATAATGTCGGCTTGATGCGCTTGCCAGTTAGCGCCTTTGTCGGCTCGCCAGGTGGCTTGGAACAATGAATCAGCAAGCCTTTCGCGTTGTTTGACTCGCCATGGTTGCATTTGCTTTTGTTCGTTTGGATTGGTGAACCAAGGTTGATGAACATTAGCTAATTTCATGCAAAGTCGGTATGTAGTGCTCATGATGTTTTCCTATAGGTTAAAGAAGATCGCGCAGGCAAAGGCAATGCCAAACAATGCGGCAATAAACCAATCGATTAAGCTTTGTTTCATGGTCTTTTGCCTGTAGCTTTGTAGTAAGTAGTAAAGGCTGCACAGCAAAAACAAGCCTTACATCCACAAATGGCGCCAGTTAAGGCGTGGGGATTGCGCAATGCTTCCGGCCCTTGGTTTTCTAAGATCTTGCGAGACTCGCGCAATTGGTTGGCATAAGTTGGATGTGAATCGATTACTTGTTCCATGATGTTTATCTCCAATGGTTGTGACGCTGATCGCATCCAATAGCCCACTGGTTGCAATAGGCTATAAGCTGAAATCAGGCAGCTAGTGGCATTTCCTCGGATTGCTCAGCTACTAAGTAATCCATTGCAACCTGAGCCTTGCTTGCAGCTTTAATGATGGCGTTCTTATCTTGCTTTAGAACCTTGAGCCATGAATCAATGTAGCTTGCATGTTGCAGCTGCCCATCAACGCCAGTCTTCATGCAAAGCATGGCAGCGCCTAGTTCTGCGATTAGTTCTTCAAAGGCATATGCCTCGCTACCAAAACGATTCATCAGCTGCCGATCAAGCCTTGATTTAGCACCAGTAGCGTGTACGCATTCATGCAATAAAGTAGCGTGATAGTCAGCAAGTGATCGAAAGCTCGAAAGCTCAGGCATACCAATACAATCCTTGCTTGCCTGATAGAACGCACTGCTAGCCTTTTGAACTCCACCATCTAAAGCAAGCCTATCGACTACTGCCTGCACTCTAGAATCGATAGAGCCTTGCAGCTTGCCTGAGCCTTTGCTGAATGTTGCACCCTCGATGTCGTCAGCATTGAAAACAAAGTAATGCTTGAGCATTGGAATAGTGGCGTTTACATCATTGCCGAGGTCATCTTTCTTGCTGATGGATAGTTGCTTCCAAAAGATGATCGGAACGCCTTTCGAGCCTTTCTTAACGCTCAGGCCTGCATCGCTAGCTTGCTTGAATGTGAGCCAAGCATTGGATCGTCCCATTCCCATCATGCCAAGCCAAAGCTGATTCATGCCACGATAGACCGTACCAGAGACCGGATTGTAGGATTCAGCATCCTCATGCCAAGGCTTTACCCAAGGTGCAGCGCCTTGCTCTAATTCAGCAATGATGCGATCAGTGATTAGTTGCGCTATATCCATGATGTTTATCTCCGATTGATTAGGCGGTTAGTTGGTTAGCTTTGAGCCATTCGATTGATCTAGCTGTGCAATCCATTTCCTCATAGCAGGAGTGCGCCTTGGTAATCATGTGAGGAACCTCGGCAACATTGCTTATGCCGTATGACTCGCCTAAGCATGTCCTTGCTACTTCGGCATTAATAGCTGTAGCTGCTACTGGATATTTACTGTAGCTGGTTGTCACTATGAACCAGAATTGCTGTTGTTTGATCTTCATTTGATGCACTCCATTAGGTTATAAAAACTATATAGCAATTGGCTATAAGTAATAATGTAGTTGTTTGTGTATGCTTGGTTATAGGACTTTAGTATGCTAAGTAACTAGTTCCAATCATTGGTAAAGCCCTTACATATATATAAATATATAAAGGCTTATAGGTGTAGTTGTATCTGTAGTAATAAGGGGCTAGTGATACGCCTTTGGATTGTGAGATAGATGCTTCTATATAAGTCCCTGATATATCGAAAAAACCGATATATCCATTGGGGTTACAAAGGGATATATCCCGCCCCTTTTCCCCCACGCAGTGCATGAGCAGGCACGTGCTCAAGGGTAGATCGGGCAGCAATCTGGCCACACGATCGAGCTAGTTCCTTCGTTGATTGGTTGGATCGATGGGACGGTGGTCTGGGTTTTGAGTGCACTATCTTCGTCCCCGCCCCAAGGAAAAATCAATTCCCCTGGATACCCTTTATTAATGTTGTTATATGATAGGTACATCGACAATAAGGAGATGTACCGAGATGACTGTGTTAGAGAAGGGAATAGAGATACCAGTGAAGCAGAAGGTAGGGAAGTATCCCTATGCTTTGATGCAACCAGGAGATAGTTTCCTAGTACCAGATGGAAACCTATCTAAGGTATGTAATGCGAGTTATAGAGAATGGAAGAAGACTGGGAAGAAGTTTACAGCGAGGGTTGTAGAAGGTGGAGTAAGGGTGTGGAGGGTTGAGTGAAGCATGAAGATGCTGTGCGATGGATTAAGAGGTATGAGGAGGCAGATAAGACCTATCCTTACCTTGCATGGCGTTGGTATCGAGATGAGGGTAAGCGTCGTTCATTGACGGCTGATGAAGAGCGGACGGTTTTGTGGTTAAAGGAAAATTATGGAATTGAAGCCCGATTGCAGAAACTGCCACTACAGCCAAGAGATTGGTGTAAAAGAAACGTTTGAAGGTAAGGATGTTGTCCTCATTTGCATGAGGGATGGCTTACTTGCTGAGAAGGTCTGCACTTACTATGAATATGAACCAGGCATTGAATGAACTTTGATCTCAATCATTTCTACAAGTTCTGCAAGGAACTCAAGGTTGAAACCAAAGAGCTAGGGATTCAGCGCTTAGGCAATCGTTTACTTGGAAGCCAGACCTATGTGATGCAAGAGATTGCCAAGGGGTTGAATGATGACATTCATTTCTTTGTCATTCTCAAAGGTCGTCAGCTTGGGATTACGACTATATCGCTTGCTTTAGACCTTTACTGGCACTTTAAGCACCCTGGGTTTCAGGGAACGCTTACAACCGATACGGAAGAAAACAGAGACCAATTCAGAACCACGCTTGCCATGTACATGGATGGTTTGCCACCGGAATACAAGATTCCACTGGTGACGCATAACAGAAATCAGATGGTCTTAAAGAATCGATCAAGGCTTTTCTACCAGGTGGCGGGATTAAGGGCTAAGGGTTCGTTAGGGCGAGGCAAAGGCATTACCTATTTGCATGGCACAGAGACTTCTTCTTGGGGTGATGAAGAAGGTTTGGCATCACTGCTAGCGTCGTTGGCTGAAAAGAACCCCAATCGCCTTTACTTGTTTGAATCAACGGCTCGTGGCTTCAACATGTGGCATGACATGTGGACAGTGGCTAAACGGGCAAGAACCCAAAGAGCGATCTTCTGTGGTTGGTGGCGCAATGAACTTTATTCCTTGGAAGCAGACACCAAGGAGTACAAGGTGTACTGGGATGGAAAGCTCAACCCAGAAGAAAAAGAGTGGACGAAAGACATTAAGAAACTCTATGGCATTGAGATCAATTCACGCCAGATGGCTTGGTGGCGCTGGAAGATGTTTGAAGGCTTAAAAGATGAAGCCTTGATGTATCAAGAGTTTCCGCCGACTGAAGACTATGCCTTTGTGATGACAGGCACATCGTTCTTCTCACACTCTCGCTGTACGGATGCTGCTCGTGCTGCCAAGGAATCATTACCTGACTTCTATCGATTCACCCTTGGTCAATTCTTTGAAGACACAACGCTTATCAAGTCCACAGAAAAACTAGCGAGCTTAAAGATTTGGGAAGAACCGATTGACAATGCCTTCTATGTCATTGGTGCTGACCCTGCTTATGGGTCTTCAGACTGGGCTGATCGCTTCTGTATCCAAGTCTATCGAGCCTATGCTGATGGCTTAGAGCAAGTGGCTGAGTTTGCAACCAATGAACTCAACACGTATCAATTTGCTTGGGTGATTTGCTATCTGGCTGGTGCTTATCGCAACTCCACACTCAACCTAGAAGTCAATGGGCCAGGTCAGGCTGTCATCAATGAGATGCGTAACCTTAAACGCCAAGCACAGACCTATGATGCTCAAAAGGCTAGAGGCTTAATGGATGTTTTAGGTCACATGTCGCACTATCTCTGGCGGCGTAATGACTCGTTAGGTGGGCTATCCAACTCTATTGGTTACCTCACCACACACTCATCCAAAGAACGGATGATGAATTACTTCAAGGACTACTTTGAACGCGGGATGTTGACTGTACGTTCGATGGAATTGCTTGAAGAAATGAAGTCTGTGATTCGAGATATGGGTGGTATTGCTGCACATGGCAGAAACAAAGATGATCGAGTGATTGCCACAGCCTTGGCGACGGTTGCTTTTGCTGAGCAAGTGATGCCACGTTTGATGGCCTTGCGAGTCACAAAGGCAAAACGTGCTGAGCAAGAGGTGGTGCGTGATGAGCCTGTGATGCAAAAGTCAATCAATAACTACCTAAAAGCTATTGGCGTGTAATGCGAACCAAGGCGCAGTTATTGGAAGAAATGCCTAAGTTTCTTGCAGACAAGAACCGAGGTATATCGGTTGCCATGTTTGCAGAACTTTGCGGTACGCATCCATCGCATCTCATGGATGTCTTTGTAAGAAAGTCAGAACCGTTGACAGAGCGTTTGCAGCGTCGTGTCAATAAAGCCTATGGGCAGGTTCTAGCAGGCGAGATACGCATCATGCAGCGTGGATTGAGGCGCTACATGGAGTATCGGGAGGAGCCTAAGCCTTCTATGGTGAGGCGCTCTTTGATTGCTTGGGATGGGGCAGGTTTTAAGTTAGACATTGGCGTGCGCCCCAGGGCTGAAGATTACCGCCGCCAAGACTTGCAAACCCAAATGAAAGGAAAGCGATGAGCGTTGTTCATGACTACAAGTGCCCTGTGCATGGTTTCTTTGAGTCAAGAGAAGGAGTCTGTCCTGCTGGCTGCACGGATGTGCAAATGGTGTTTCTGCAACCCGTTGGCTTAAAGTCTGATAGCACCAAACAAGCTGATACCACGATGAGAGAGCTTGCTAAGGATTACGGCATGAGTGACATCAAGTCTGTGCGCGAAGGTGAAGCACAACCTCATGCCCTTTTGAATGCTCAACAAAAACAAATGGCGCAAAACCCGTTTGCCGTGCAATGGGGCAGTCCTACGAATGTAGGCAACTACAATTTGAACCCAATTAAGGATGAAACGGTTGGGGGGTTGACAGCGGTTCGCAACTCTGGAGTAAGATTGGCAAGCCCGAAACCAGGCGTGGTAACGCACGACCATGAAAACTTGAAGATTCAATCATGAAAATACCGACAGAACTTGGCGATCGAGAGGCGTTTTACAACGACCTTGTAAACAAGTGTTCTGTCAGCATTGAAGATCGAGGTGGTGAGTACGACTCTTTGCGTTCTTACTACTTGTTTGGGGCGGGTATTGATGCGCCACCTGCCTACTACAACAAGATTTATCCTCACATTGATCAACTCTCATCGTTTCTCTACTCAGCAGAAACCACACGTTTTTCACTAACGCTGGGTGCTTCCATCTCGCCAAGCTACCAGGCGATGATTCCTGCGCTCACGGGCGGTCTTAACGATGAATGGCTGAACTCCAACGCTGATCAAGTGTTTGCACAAGCCCTTAACTGGGCGCTTTGCTACAACTCAACCTTTATCAAGCTCATCCCTAAGAAGGGTATGCACCCTTACATGGTTGATCCACGCTTAATGGGTGTGTTGCGTGAAGATACGCCTTATACCGACAGGCAAGAAGCACTCGTTCAGATTTACTACATCACAGCGTCTGAGCTATACGCCAGACTGTATGCGCATCCCAATAAAGATCAAATCTTTAAGCGCATACAGATTGGTCAGTCTGAACAATCCAAGGTGCCTGATGGCATCCAACGCCTGATTCTGTCAGCAACTGACCCCACGATGTACGGTAATGTGAACCTGAACATCGCTGGGATGCAGACCTATAAGCCTCGTGTGATGGAAGAAACCATCAAGATGACGGAATTGTGGGTCTGGAATGACGATACCGATGACTATCAGTGCGTCACCATTGCCGATCCCAATGTTGTGATCTACGACAGACCTGGTGCAAGCATGTTTTTGAAGGGTGAGTTGCCCTTTGTGCAGATTTGCCCCACCCCGCAATACGATTACTACTGGGGAATCTCAGAGGTTGGTCGCTTAGTCTTCCTGCAAGACATGCGCAATAAGCGTATGGCAGAGATTCTTGACCTGTTATCCAAGCAAGTAGCTCCGCCTACAGCCTTAATTGGCTTTACAGGGCTGCTTGATGAGAAGAATTTTGCACTGAACCGTGCTGCTGGCCTGCTTACAACGGATATGCCTAATGCCAAAGTTGAGCAAATGGCACCGTCTATTCCCAATGATCTGTTCCGAGAGATCGATCAGATCGACAAAATGTTTGAAGAAGCCTCTGGCATTGTCAATGTGTTGCAAGGAAGGGGCGAATCTGGGGTTAGAAGTGCTGGTCATGCCTCACAATTAGCGCGTTTAGGGTCTTCCAGGGCTAAAAAACGAGCGTTAATCGTTGAAGATGCGCTTGAAAAGATGGCAACACTCTATTTGAAGTGCATGAGAGTGTATTCAGACCGTACTTACACCGATTTGAACGACCAAAAGTTCATTGCTGACCAATTTACCGATGATTTTGTCGTCAAAGTCGATGCACACAGCAATTCGCCCATCTTTACTGAAGATTTACGTGCTTTAGCCTTTGCGTTGGCTGATCGGGGTGCCATTACCAAGGAAAGACTCATTGACATCCTTGAGCCACCCATGAAACAGCAGTTGAAAGAGGATTTGAAGAAGATGCAAGCGGCGCAACAGGCTGCACAGATGATGCAAGCCCAACAAACGCCACCTGATGCTGCACAACCGGAGGCTTTATGAACGACAACGCTGAATCATCAAGCAATCAACAGAATTCCTACCGTTCACAAGGTGATCAACCCCGTGTAACGGAGACTGATTTGCGTCAAATGACGAAAACACCGCGCTTGCAGTACCAACGCGCACCCATGAACCGTACGGCATACCGTAGTGAAGGAAGGAGATATTGATGTTTCAGCGAAAAATGTTGCGTCGTAGCCGTCCGTCACGCCGTTAAACTTGACAGACGGTAAGTAAACGCTTACAAACCGTCCGAAAGGAACCAATATGGCTGTTTCAACGGAAGAAATCCTCAAACTTATTCGCGGCAATGGTAAATCTAAGGTCGAGGTTGAGGTCGAGGGTAAAGAAGACGAAGATATGGAAGATGAAGAGAAGCCTGCGCTGTCTGGTGCAGAGTCTCCTCCGATGGCTTCTCCCATGTCTACCCCTGAACCCAAGAAGGGTGAAGAGATGCAGGGCCGCATCGATGTACAGCTTGGCCTTGGCATGTTGATGGGTGCTTTGCAGAAGTTTCCCGATGATTCAAAAGAAGCCAAAGCATTGACCGATGTCATCCGCAGTTTGGGTTCAGCGTTTGGCGAGATGGATGCCAAAGCAAAAGAACTTGCACCGGCTGACATCATGCAAATGATCCAGACACTGCCGCAAGCTGGTGGCGCATCGGCTGAGATGCGTTCGATGGCTGCGTCACCTGTTCCTGGTACTGAAAAACCCCCACTCCCTATTTAGGAGCCTATGATGGAATTGTTTAAGCCTCGCGCTGGCACGATCCGCAAACCTCTGGATAACCAGCAGCAAAATGGTCAGGTCTACAACCCACCCCGCTATGACATGTTTGGCGGCTTAAGTGGTGCTAACAAAGTTTCGCGTAACAAGATGTCGCTCAGCAAGCCTGGTGACACCAAGCGCGTTTACTAATTTTTTTGAAGGGCTGAACGATGTCTCTCGAATCATTAAACTCCGATGCAAGAGATGAGCTGGCTGCGCTTGCAAAAGCGTTGGCTGAAAATCCGAAAACTCGCAAAGAGTTCTTGAAGCTCACTAAAACTGCACATCCCGATTTGCCTGTTCCTGAGATTGAGATCGAAGAACAGACAAACCGTGCTATCTCAGTGCAAGAATCAAAGATTGCTGCTTTGGAAGCAAAGCTCCGTGAGAAAGAAGCGAAGGAAGAATTAGCCCGTCGCCGCAACACGCTCAAGGAGAAAGGCTTGGCGGAGAATGATGACGACATCAAGATGATCGAGAAAATCATGGTTGAGAAAGGCATCAACAACCATGAGACTGCGGCTCAGTACATCATGCAAGAGAAGCAGCTCGACCGTCCAACGCCGGTCTTTAATGGTTCGCCTGTCATTAACAAACTAGGCATACAAAACTTTTTGAAGAATCCGGTGGCGGCTGCGCGAGAGCAGGCTGCACAAGCGTTCAATGAGTTGCGCGGCAATAGCCGACAACGACCCATTGGTTTAGGTTAAAGGGCTGTTTCTTAGGAGCACAACATGGCTATCGGTGGTGGTATTCTCCCAGCATCGGGCACCAGTCAGTTTAATGAACTTACCTATGTAACCCGTAGGGCGTTCATTCCCAAACTGGTTGTCCAGCTTTACAACTCAACGCCCCTGCTTGCTGCACTGCTGGCGAACTCTCAGACCGCTTCAGGCGGTGTGTCGTCCGTCACCGTGCCAGTTCAGGGTTCTCAATTTGTTAACGCCCAGTGGTCGGACTACTCTGGTTCGTTTGCTCAACCTGCTGTTCAGCAGGGTGCGTATAACGCCGAGTGGAACTTAAAGCTGATGATCGCCCCTGTACCGTTCCTCGGTATGGAAGGTGCTGTTCAGCAAGACTACGCAGTGATCCCCTTGATCGAGGCTCGCATGAACGATGCGACCAACGTCATGATGGACGCTATGGCAACTTCGCTTTACACCAACACGACCAACACGCAACAGTTCACAGGCTTGCCTGCTGCTGTGGATGATGGTACGGGTACTGCGACGTACGGCAACATCAACCGTTCGACCTACACCTGGTGGAAGTCTAAGCAATACGCTGCTGGCTCGGTTAACCCGACTCGTCAGAACTTGCTTCAGTACATTTCCGGTACGGTTAAGAACTCGGCTGAAGTGCCGACGTTTGGCGTATGCGGCTTTGGCACATGGACGCTGTTGCAACAGGACTTTGTAGGCCAAGAAACCTACATGATCACACCTGGAAGCGGCTTTGCTAACAGTCAAGACGGCGGAACATCAGGTTTCCGTGCGCTCATGGTTGCTGGTGTGCCGATTTATCCTGATCCGTACTGCCCAGAAGGTACTTTGTACTTGCTGAACACCAACTATCTGAGCATGTACATCCATGAACAGGCTGAGTTTGCGTTCACTGGTTTTGAGTCCACGCTACCTAATTGGCAAATTGGTTATGTTGGCGCTGTGTTGACCATTGCAGAAATGGTTTGCACGAAGCCAAAGGCTATGACCAAGGTAACGGGTTACAACTCGTTGACCCTTTAAGGAGCAAAAAATGGCACTTGCACTTAATAAAATTATTGTCAGCGGTATTGGTGCTGACTCACCTGCATCGTATTTTGATGCTGGAAGCCAAACGGTTGCGGCTGGCAGTGATGTAGTGATCCCAGCGGGTCTTTACATCATGTTCCCTGTTGCAAACCTGTCGGTGAAAGCCTCGCTTGACGGTTCGACATTCTCTGAAATCATGGCTGCATCAACAACCACGGGTGGTGTTGTGATTTCAGACGGTGTGAACGTCAAGTGGAGTTCTGCTTCTGGCACCGTGACTGCGCAGTACCTCACAGTCAATGGTGGTCAGGCAGCAACTGGCACTTACAACACTTAATTGGAGTAAAGCATGGATGCCAACAAAGTAGGTAGTCTGCTACCTCAGCAGTTCGGAGGTATCCTGCTTGGGACATTGGTCGGCGCGAACATGAATTCGACCGCCGATCAAAAGATCACGATCTTTAGCAATCCGGCCAAGTACATTGTGCGTCGGATTGTTGTGACAAACGCTTCAATTTCATTATCCACGGCTGCTGGCGGCATTTACACTGCTGCTAGCAAAGGTGGTTCTGCGGTTGTTGCGGCTTCCCAGGCTTACTCCACACTTACAAGTTCTGCGTTGTTTCTTGATTTGACGCTCAATACGTCGTCTAGTATCAATATTACGGTGAAGTCGTCTGTACCAAACCTTTATTTGTCGCTTACGACAGCGCAAGGTGCGGCTGCAACGGCTGATGTGTACGTTTACGGCGATATACTGCAAGCGTGATTTACGTTACTAATAAGGGCGCTCATGCACTGATCGATCATTTTGATGGTCAGCCGTATGAGTTCCCGCCTGATACGTGCATCGGGATACCTGAAGAGGTTGCAAAACACATCTTTGGGTATGGCGATGACGACAAGATTCCTTATTTGGCTCGACAAGGCTGGATGAAAATGAATACGGACTATGATGCTGCAATGAAGCGTCTTGGCGAGTTTGCATTTAGCCGCGAGCCAATGAAAACCAGCCACTTGTCAGCCCTGGTGGTGGAGCGAGTAGCCCCTCCTCATCCGAAAGGAAAGGCGGGGCAAAAGTCCATTTCCTTGGCATCTAACCAATGAGGTTTGAATGGCAACTTACTCTGGGTACATCACAGAAGTTAGAAGACTTCTGCACGATGCGAGTGGCAATTTTTGGACAGATACCGAGTTAGCAGACTACATTAACGCTGCGCGTGAGCGCGTCGTTCGTGATACAGGTTGCCTTCGTACCCTTCAGTCATCGATAGCAACCAATGCTGTCGAGACACTTCATTATTCGGCATTACCAGAAGCAACTCGTACGATTGATGTCTTGAACATCAATTTGTACTGGGGTAACACCCGTATTCCATTGCGTTACATGGCATGGTCTGACTTTAACGCCCAGTTGCGTTTTTGGCAGAACTATACGGGTAGACCTGTTGCATTCAGTCTTTACGGCCAGTCAACCATTTTTTTTGGCCCGATACCCGATCAGAACTATGTGATTGAGGTTGATACGGTGGTATTGCCACTGCCTTTGACTTCAAATTCATCGGTTGAAACCATTCTTGACCCTTACACCACGCCTGTTGCTTACTACGCAGCGCATACCGCTAAGTACAAAGAACAAAGCTACGGTGAGGCTGAGATATTTAAGGCGCAATACGATCAGAAAGTCCGAGCAGCACTGACTTCGACGATGACGCGCAGACTTCCGACACCCTATAGCACACCCTACTGATCATGGCCGCGACTGAACAGAAAAAGTCGTATCAGGTTGTCAAAGACTTTAAGGGTATCAATACCAAGGCTAACCGCACTTCGATTCAAGAGACTGAGTTTGCATGGCTAGAGAACGTCATGCCCATTGGTTTTGGCAACTTGAAGGTGGTTGGCAAGCAAACAGCAGTTGGCGCAATCACATGGAGTGGCACGGTCTACTACATGGCGCAAGGCAACATTGGTGGTTCAGAGTATCTCTTTGCTTTCTTCACGAATGGAGGCGCTGAGTATGTCAATCTCTCGACAAATGTTAAATCAACGCTTGCTGCATCCGCGACATTCAGTGGATCAACGACTCAGATCACCCAATGGAAAAATGAGCGAATCCTTATCATTGACTCAACTTATGGATACGCTACATTCGACGGGACGAATCTCGTTCGGGTCGGTTCGGTCGCAACCATCACCATCACCGCAGCAGGTTCAGGCTATGCCACGCCGCCCAGCGTCTTAATTGGCCCACCCAATGAAACTGGCGGTGTACAGGCAACTGCTACTGCAACGGTTGGTAGCTCAGCAGTTACGTCAATTAGCATCACCGAGTACGGTACGGGTTATACCGCTGCTCCCAGCGTTTATATCGGCTCACAAGGATCGATTGCTTGGCCTAGTACAACCGCT